GTTCTGCCTTAAACTCAGCATAAGCCTTTTCAAGGTTTTCTGCTGAAAGGTCTAAACCGTTAGTATCTCCATTCCAAATGGATTTACCGACAACACTAATTTGGTCATGCTTATTCTTTGCGGTTCCTTCAAAAATGATTTCTCCGGCTTCTCCTGCTTCTACAGGGTCACCCATTATATCCTTCTTACTCTTTAATTCTTCTTCGGAATTAGAGTTTTCAATATCCAATTCTTCTTCATTTTCATTTGCATCTAAATATTCTTCGCTCATGTTATCACCATTACTGGAATCTGTGCCTTCAAAATCACCCTCATCTAAATCAGGGCTAAAATCAATATCTGCATCAGGTTCAACTAATACATCTTCTACATCTTCTAAATTAGAAGATTCTGAATGCTGTCTTGCTCTTCCTCTTACTTCTGCTGGTAATTCTTCATCAATATCTTCACCTTGAGAGTGAATAGAATCTGGGCCTTCATCTCTACCAACATCTGAAACACCTGCTGCATTTAATCTTGCTTCTAACACTCTAGGGTCAGTCTGTTTTTTAATATCATCATTCTTGATACTCTTTAAAATAGTACCTAGTTCAGCAATTGCTCCGTTTATATCAGTCATTTTATTTCCATCCATTTTTAATATATCAAATTTTGCTTCTGGGTTAATACCTTTTTCACAAATTGTAATCTCATGTAATTCTAATTTTGAAATCTCGTTATAATCTCCGAGTTCATTATTATTTCTTTTCTTCTTTTCTAGTGCTTGTCCACCAATACTAAAAGACCTTAAACTTCCTTTTCTAATTTCTCTTGAAACTTCCTTTGCTTTTTCTATATCACTTCTTAATTTTATTACAACAAAGAATCCAACATCATCAACATCAGTTTTCCATAATCTTCCAGAATCATCTCTATATTCTTTAACTACTTCACCAACTTGGACATTTGAGTGATTTGTCATTACATTTCTATATTTAGGGGCTTTCATAAATTTCTTTACTGATTCACCTAATGCTTCTAAAGTAATTAAATCATTTTGTTTGTCTACAATTTCAATTGAAGCATAACCGCCGATGTGTAAATTATCACTTTTTAATATTCTAAAATCGTGCTTAATCCCTGTATTAAGAGTTCTAATGGCCGCTACTTGACTCACTATACCACCATCCTATACTCTCTATATAAAGGGAAACCTAATCAAGTGATGCAAAGGACAAATGTTTATTGTCGCTCTCATTAATATCCCATATACCATCATCTGACTTAGGTTCAACGGGTTTATTAGTAAAACTTGAAAATGCTATCCATTGTTTTTTCCCATCTAAAGGCACAACTCTTAAATGTAATTTAGTTTCAAATTTATCCCCTTTTATGAAATACTCATGGTAATCTTCTCTTTGGACACCCAATTTAACATCACCTTCATCAACTAATTTTTCTCTTGAAACTGTCCTTTGTACTTGTGCAGGATATTTACCTGCTTTACCAAATAAATCAAAAATATCTTCAACATTTTCAATTTTAATTTCCCAACCTAATTTAACTTTACCTAAAAGGAATGTTAAAGACAAATTCTTATCTTTTCTTAAATATAATTTGAATTTACCATTACGATATTGCTCAGGTGTTTTATACTCATCATCTTTTTTTTCAAGTACATTTTCTAAACCAGAAAACATATTATCTCCAGAATAAGAAATATCTTCAGCCTCATTCTTTAAATGGTTTCTTAACTTTTTATCATCACCATTAAAAACTTCATTAAATAAATCATTATGTTCTTCTTTAACATATTCTAATATTTCTTGTATTGTTGCTTTATTTTCAGGAGTCCCTTGCAAAAAGTTTTTAATTGACACTCTAAGTTTACCTTTCTTAGCCTTTATTAATTCTCCTATTTCCTCTTTTAAACAATCTAAATCTATTAAAGCATTTTTTGCCATCAAGTTATTATCTTTGAATCCATAAATAGTAAATCCATCAAAATCACTTTTAATAATAACTTCGGCTGTACCATGTATTCCATCAGTAATAATTATTGCCTTTTCTAATGCTTTTGCTGTATATTTTGTAGTCTGTTTTCCAGATGATAAAAACTCAAGAGTAATTAATTTATCAGGTTCTTCCACTTCTGGTATTTCAACCACTTTGGCCGAATATACTCTATATTGCCCTTTACTATTCTTTTTAACCTCATCAATCTTTACTCTAACAATTTTACCTACTTCAACATCAACTTTAGTATTCAATGCTTTACCAACATTTAAATAATATCTATCATCTATTTTACTAGTTTCTAATTTTCTAGCATCTTCCATTGATAATGGCCCAGCACCAAGAGTATAAGAATTAAGATTAGATTTAGTAGTTTTCTTATCAATAACAATCAAATCTAAATCAACAAATTTCTTCCATTTAATCCATTTAGGATTTTTTCTTGCACCTCTAATATATGTGGATTCAATATCCTTAATTACTACCCCTTCGGCAGTTGGTATTTTCATAATATCTTTAGCATAAGACTCTATATCCTCTAAACTATCTGCAATTCTAGTATCTTTTTTAGATGGGAATTGTAACAATTCGTCTGAATGGATTGAATAGTTTTGAAAAAGAATTTGTATCCTTTCTCTAAGTGGTTCATCAGACATATCTCTTTCATTGTGTCTAAGTATATCAAATACATGGGCTTTTAATTCATTATCTGATTCTTTATCTTTGAATATTCTAGCAACAACTTGTGCTCTATGTAATGGTTTATTACCATCAAACAATAATAATTCAGCGTCAAGAATGCAATCACCAAACTTTTTACCTTTTAATATTTTAACTTGTTTAGGACATTTACTAGTAATATCTTTACCATTAAAAGAATAAATTTTTATCTCATTGTCAAGTTTATGAATCTGTATTCTCATACCATCATATTTCTCTTGAACAACCCATTCTCCAGTAAAACCTTTTAACTCTTTAATATCATCAATATCAAATATTCTATACATTGGTTTATTAGGTGTTATAAAGTCAATACTATCTTTTGTTTCCTTTTTGTCTGCTTTAGAAATCTCCAAACCGAGCAAGACCTCCCACTCGGATTCTGAGTAAAAATTAATGAATATATCCTTAAATAAGGCCAAAGCACCCTTAACTTTGCCTTTAACCCCTTGAGAATTTTTCTCATGCCCGTAATGTTCAATAATATAGGGGGGTATGGCCTTACTATGTAGGTCTAATCCGAGATACCCGTCTGTAATTTGGTCGCCTTTGGGTAGGTACTTTTCCCAAACTTCATTTGAAAGGGCGTTCTTGTTGTTTCTTAAGGCCCAATGCATAAATACAGCAAAGACCTCTTTATTTTCCATTAAGGTTTCCAATACCTTTTCTCCGTATTTTTTAGTAAATGGGTCACGCACATTTTCAGAATTATAGCGCAATTCTTTTATCCCATTGTAAATTGAAGATGCTGATGCTGATTCAACATTTTTAACATCATCAGATTCTAATTCCTTTTCTTCAATTACTTCTTTTAAATCTCTAGAAAGGTCATCAATGTTATTATACACATTTTGTATTTTATCAATCATGTTACCCCAATCTTTACCATATCTTTTTGGGTCTTGTTTTGCTGAAAGATAGGCTACTCTAGTATCTTCAAAAAGGCGCATAATACGCCTAGAAAGAGGGTTTATATCTTTCTCAAATACTAGACCGCTTATTGACATTTATTCACCTTGGGTCATTAATTCTTACACTATGCGCTAAACAATACCATTTACCATTAGGTGCGCCCCAAACTTGATGACCCATTCCCATATGTCTATGTTCATCAAAAGTAATTAAACCACCTCGTTCAGCAATATTTAATTCTTCAAGAGTTCTAGGTATTGTGTAATCACTAATTTTCATTTTATTACCTTCTCTATCAGTTACTATTTTAATTTTTAATATTTCAGAACCACCATTTTTCTTTAAACTATCCAATTTATTTTGAAGTTCATCAATTGACGGTGCTTTCAAAGTAGCATCATTAACATAAATATCTTCTTTTGGGCCTTTACCCCCATCCATAGATGTTGCTCTACTCAATGTTTTAGGCGTAGGAAAATCTTTTCCTTTAGTTCTTTCTAATTTAACATCTTCACCTGCAACATCTTCATCCAATTCAACTCTATTATAATCCTCTAATTGAGTTTTACTTTGTTCATCATGAGAAGATGCCCTTTCAAAAGCATCTGCTCTAATTTCTTCCAATTTTTTAGTTATTTCTTCAACATTCATACTGAACCACCCATATTCTCCACATATTTGTGAATTTCATCCCAACTCATTTTAGCAATTGTCTTTGAATCAGGTATATTAC